ATTCGTCGTGGTGAATCACACCTACAAGACCATTGAGATGTACAGTAAAGATGTGCCGGGTGGCGGCACCGGTGCCTACTATGCTGCGGATACCCTCTTGATCGTGGGTCGCCAGCAAGAGAAGGTCGATAAAGATGTGGCGGGATTTAACTTTATTTTGAATGCCGAGAAGTCACGGTTTGTCAAAGAGAAATCCAAGTTTACGATCTCAGTGAGATTTGAAGGGGGCATTGAACCCTATTCAGGGTTGCTGGAGAGTGCGATTGAAGGTGGGTTTGTTGAAAAACCTTCACCTGGATGGTACTGTAAGGTCGATCCGACCACGAAAGGTCGAAGTGGTAAGTTTCGTGAAGCCGATACCAAGACAGAAACATTTTGGGGTGACATCCTAGAGAATGAGGCGTTCCATGAGTATATGGCAAAGAAGTTTGGCTTGGCTTTTGGCGATATTCTCGCCTCAGACGAGCCTACCCCCGCTCCCTAAAGTTCAGGCTGATTACGAGTTTACTGAAATCATTGTCGCAGAGGAGCATGTGGATGCGATCAGGCTCCTCACTGGCCCCTTTGCGAATGTGATTTTTTATTATGGTCATGTGAAAGTGGTGCCTGAAGGCGAAACCCACCGCCTGGCGTACCAATATACAATCTGGGATACCGCGGGGTTGTTGAAATCCGACTTGGTGAATTCCAAGGATTTCACAACTCACCTAGGGGACATTCTGGCGGCTATCATCCTAGACGAATCTCAGGAGGGTGAATATGTTTCGACTCGAAAGCACGATTCTGAAGAACCTGATTTACAGTGAAGCCTATATGCGAAAGGTGCTTCCCTATCTGAAGCCTGAGTATTTCAAAGAGCAGACAGAGAGAATCGTCTATCAGGAGATTGCCTCGTTTATCGATAAGTACCACAACCTTCCGACCCATGAAGCCTTGGTTATCAATGTCACTGAATCCACTTCTCTCAAGGAGAAGCAGGTGCAGGATGCAATAGAACTCCTCAAGATGGTCCATCTGGATCGTGCAGAACCGACGGATCTTCCCTGGCTGTCTGAGCAGACTGAAAAGTTTTGTAAAGACGCAGCCCTGTATAATGCGGTACTGGAAGCCGTCAGTCTCATGGACGAGACCAAGACAGGTGCCGACCGTAAGCCCAAAGAAGCCATACCAGAGATTCTCACAAAGGCCCTGGCCATTTCCTTTGATCCCCATGTCGGGCACGACTACATGCTACAAGCGGATTCACGATATGACTTCTATCATCATACCGAGAAGAAGGTGCCTTTTGACCTCGACTTCTTCAACAAGGTCACAGGCATGGGGTTCTCGACGAAGACCTTGAATATCTTCTTGGCTGGTACAGGGGTCGGAAAGACCCTGGTGATGTGTCACATGGCCGCGGCCGCCGCAGCCCGTGGGTATAATGTCCTGTATATCACGATGGAAATGGCCGAAGAGCGTATTGCCGAGCGTATCGATGCCAACCTGTTGGATGTGGATATCAACCTGCTCAAGACATTGACCAAGGCGGAGTATGATAGGAAATTTGCTAGCCTGAAGAACAAGACCAATGGGAAAATTATTATCAAGGAATACCCTACGGCCTCAGCCTCCACCTTACACTTCAAGGCCCTGCTCAATGAACTGCAACTGAAAAAGAACTTCAAGCCGGCGATCATCTTTATTGACTATCTCAATATCTGTGCCTCGTCCCGTATTCGACCAGGGGGCAATGTCAACAGTTACACCTATATCAAGGCGATTGCCGAAGAATTGCGTGGCATGGGGGTTGAGTTTGATGTGCCTGTGGTGTCAGCCACTCAGACAACCCGAGGTGGATTTGATAACTCAGACCTTGAACTGACCGATACCTCAGAGTCCTTTGGTCTTCCTGCGACCGCCGACTTCATGGCGGCCATCATCTCCAATGAGGCCCTGGAAGCCCTGGGGCAACTCATGATAAAGATTCTCAAGAATCGATACCAGGATAAGAATGTCAATAAACGCTTTGTTGTGGGTGTAGATCGTCCAAAAATGAGGTTGTATGATGTGTCGCCGTCAGCCCAGCACAGCATTCAAGACGCCGGTCAAGTGAAAGCGGATGTGCATAAACCATTTGATCGACCACAGAAATCCAGGGACTTCTCAAAATTCAAAGTATGAGGTGAATGATGCGTAACGAATTTAATCTTGGTGTCCAGGCCGATGCGATGGGGTATTCATATGTCTCTGTCTATGAGGAAGCCTTACCCCATACCTTCTGTGAGAATATGATCGAGAAATTTGAGGCTAATGAGAATCAGGTCCAGGTCAAGACAGACTATAAGGATCTACGGCACTTCACAGAGATCAATATTTCTCAGCATGGTATGCTTTCCGATCATGAAGCCATGGTCAGGGCGGCGATTTCATCGGCAAAATCCTATGCCAGCGAACAACAAATCAAGACGGATATCCAATGGCCCCAGCAGTACGGCTATGAAGAATTCCGTATGAAACGCTATCTCCCCAATGGAAAAGATGAATTTCGACTCCATACCGATGTGGGGAACTATGGTTCGGCCAGGCGCTTTCTGGCGTTCCTGTGGTATCTGAATACGGTCGAAGAGGGAGGGCAGACCTGCTTTGGTCATAAGCAGGATATGCCTGATGTGACGATCCCTGCGGTCCAAGGAAGACTGTTGATATTCCCACCCCTCTGGACCCATCCACACTGGGGATGTAAGGTCGTGAATGGACCCAAGTATATCATCTCTGGGTACCTGCATTACATATAAATAGGGTATCACAAGGAGAGTTATGGCGCCTATAGCAAAACCCACTGCCGCAGTAGTGAACCCCGTCAAGGATGTCCTTGTCCGTACCTATGGTAAGGATAATGTGGTCTACGATGGAGGATGGGTACTCAAGGTCCTAGGTCCTGTCGGTCGACCTGAACGAAAGGCCATATTGGCCACAATCAATAAATTGTTCAAGGGATCAGTGTATGTTAAGGGATCCGGTGATGCCACAGGGGAAGTGACTTTCAAGGGACTCTCCATTGTGGCCAAGAAAGCCATGGGTGCCACGGGTGGGAAGTCTCGGTCATCACTTAAACCAAAAGATATCGTTCCGGCCATCGTCAATGTGTGGATTTCATCGAATCGGATGGTCAAGAATGTGTTAATCTATCTGAAGAACTCCAATTTTGATAAAGATTTTCGGTTGAAAGTTGAGAAACTTCTCACGGATACGGAAAATTCTAAAGCCGTCCTCACGGTACCTTATGATGATATTGGTGATCCTATTCCACCTGAATTTTTTGAAGTCCTTACGGCTTTGAAGTTGTCTGTGGCGCTTGAACAAAATGACCAGCGCCTTCGACAAGTATTGGGCATCCCCAAGGGTGTGGATCTCCGTAAGTCTAAGATCAAAATTATGATTCCATTGGCTGCCAATGCCCCCCTCCTGGACTATGAAATCAACATCACAAGTTCCGAGAACAAAACAGATAAAGAGCCCTCTCTCAAGATCAGCGTCAAGTCAAAACTTGCCGGTTCTGTGGTCAATACGGTGAAATTTTCCGATGCGTTTGATACAGCCAAAGAGGTAGAGGTATGGTACAAGGAACATAAGTCAGCGAAGGAGAATCAAAAGGGCCCCTTTGAGACTGCCCATTCGGCCCTCAAGTCCAAAGAGATCAGGAAAACTGTCCTCTATCCTCTTGTCACCGTGGGCAATCTGATAAATGAACAGAGCATGGAGCAAGTCATTCGTGCCCGCTACCTTCCCAAGGGAGTCACCTCTATAAAATTTCTAAAAGATGCTCTGGAGCAAACCAAGAAAAAATTTACCAACATCGTCCCAGCTACTTCATTGGTCGACCCAGCCGTTGGACTCAAAGATGTTAATACCTTAATATCGTTTATCAAGCTGGCACTGAGAACTGAAGCGGCTGTCAACCCTGTGTTTGGAAATTTTTCAGTGGCCTGTGAGAAGATCCTGGTGGATGCCGCCAAGCAGGATTCGGTCACCAAGTACAATTTCTATCAGATGTTTTATGATATGGTACTCTGCGAGAAGTCTATTGCCTATGCGGTGGCGACAAAGCAGGGGAAGACTGTGGTCTATTCCTTCTATAGTTCGATAAATTATGCCCAAGAATATAAGAATTGGGTCGGTCTTCGTGCAAAAAACTCCGCTAACGATTTCGGTAAAGGTACGTTAGGAATGGATGTCTAATATGGTCTCTTTCAAAACACATATCACAGAAGCAAAAGAGGGTAAGAATGTCCACCTGGAACACCTGGAAGACCAGGTCCTGAATCGTGGGGCTGCGGGGGTACAAGAGGCACTCAATTTCCTTCATTCGCTCAAGGAAATGTTATCGGGGCATGTCGAGAAGCCCATCAATATCACGACCAAGTGGGATGGTGCTCCCGCGGTGTTCTGTGGGATCAATCCTGACAATGGGAAGTTCTTTGTGGGTACCAAAGGGGTCTTTAATAAAGAGGCCAAGCTGAATTATACCGAGAAGGATATTGACGCGAATCATCCTTCCGAAGGTCTGAATGCCAAGTTGAAAACCTGCCTCTTCTATCTCTCAAAATTGGGTATCACAGGTATCCTTCAGGGAGAACTGATGTTCACCAAAGGGGATGTGGTGACCAAGACGATTGAGGGTCAAAAGTATATCACCTTTACTCCCAATACGATCACCTATGCGATTCCCTTGAGTCAGACACAATTAGTGGAACGCATACATAAGGCACAGTTAGGCATTGTGTTTCATACCTCCTATCATGGTAGTAGTATGAGCAACCTCAAGGCCAACTATACCGTGGACATTGGACGCCTGAAGCACACCAAGGATGTCTGGTTTCGAGATGCCAGTCTGGTCGATCAATCTGGTACCGTGTCGTTTACCGTGGAAGAGTCCCAGCATCTTCTGGGAGTTCTTGAGAAGGCCGCAGGATTTTTCCATAACATCAACAACAAGATCCTCAACCAGATTGCCCTGAATGCGACATTTCGTGAACCCATCAAGATTTTCAATAACTCCAAGGTCCGTGAGGGCGAGGCGATCACCAATACAACCGAACATACCAATGAGTTGATCCGTTGGCTCGATAAAAAGATGACCAAAGATATCGGGGATGCCAAGCAGCCTGAGACTAAGCGCAAGCGTACCCAGGAGAAGACAGAGGTCCTGGGATTCTTGAGGAGTCATTCGGCAGACCTCCGTGACATTTTTAACTTGCAAAATCAGTTGGTTTATGCTAAAATGATTGTTGTGAATAAATTACAGACTGTGCAAGGTACCCACAAGTTCTACAAGACGGCTGATGGGTATGCGGTGGCAGGGGATGAAGGATTCGTGGCTGTGGACCATATCGGTAATGCGGTAAAACTCGTTGACCGTCTGTCCTTCTCACACCAGAACTTTACGGCCACGAAGAACTGGACGAAGTAAGATGAAATTTGGGGGATGTGACAAGACACAAGATATGATTGATGCCTGGGATCAGTATGTCAGAGCACTCTGGGCAGAAGAAGAAGCCAAGGCGCCTCAAGAGCATGTGATATACATAGTAGGAGAACAACTCGACCTACCTTTATAATATGGAGTGAATGATGCG